GTGGCCCAGTCGCCCCCTGTGGCCCGGTCGATCCCGTCGCGCCCTGATCGGCCAGCAGATTCCACGGCGCGCCTACAGCGCCCGGGGCGCTTTCTGGAGCTGCCGTGTGCGCAGATGTAGCGATGTAGCTGCGGCCGCTGTGGCTCACGGAGTCCTGCCTGGCGTAGGCCGTCCCGCTGGACCACGTGCCGCGCCAGCGCATCGTCTCAATTTCCTGACCGCCGGGCAGAAACAGCTGGCCGTAAATGGTCACGCTGCCGGGATAGGTCGAGCTGCCAATCTGTAGATTGCCGGTCGCTGGATCAAATCGCAGCGCGGTCGTCGCGTCGCCGTCGACGTTGGTGCCGACGCGCACCGTGCCGCTCGACGTGATCCGTACGGTCGGATCAGTGCCGCTGCTCCACTCGCTGTCGATGCGGTAGAGTTTTTGTTGCAAATTGCTGAGCACAAAATGCGGCGAGTTGGCATCCGCCAGGTCCAGGCCGCCGATTATGCCGTATTGCTCAATGCCGCTGACGCCAGGTACGCCGACGCCGTCCAGCCTGCCGACGCGCACGTGCGGCGTAATGTCTCCGCTCCACGGCTCGTTGCCGACCGTCAGGACGTCCAGGTACGGAGCGTACTGCAGGTCGGCGGTCTGCACGATCAGTCCGTCTCCCGGCCGTCCGTACCGGATGATTGCCGCTCCGGCCGGCAGCGTGGTCGGCAGCGTGCCGCTCGCGATTTGCACGTGGTAGCGCCAGTACGCGCCCATGTCGGTCGCCGAATTAACGCGCATCCAGATGTCCCTAAGCGCAACGCCGCCGCCCGGGAATGACAGCGATTTGCAGCGCAACACATCGCCCGGCGCAAACAGCTGCGCGTGTCCGCTCGGTGGATCCGTGATGTCCAGCCAGTTTTCGACGCTGCGTGCCGTGATGCCTGCGCCATCGCCGCTCGTGCTGTCGGTGCGATAGTCCAGATAGTCCTGATCGCCAAATGCGGTCGTGCGCACGTTACAGAGCGCCTCGTCGCCGTCCGCCGTCAGCGCAGCGTCGATCTCGAGCGGTGCGGCCGTCGCGGTCACCAGCGTGCCGCCCGTGGCGTGAAATTCATCCATCACGAATGTGGTGGCGTGGAGCTCGCCTCGAATCCACGCGTTGTTGAATTCGGCGTTGCCGATTGGCGTGATCTGCCACCCAGTGAGCCCGCTGACAAATCCCGGATTGCCGCTCTGCAAATTGCCTACGCTGTCCAGAACGATCAGCTCCTGGCCACTGCTACTCTCGGTTCGCCACAGCCGTCCCGTTTGGCCGGATTTTTGGCGCAAGCGCACGGTGTGGTCGGCGTTGGCCTGCGCGCGCACATCCAGTGCGGCAGCTCCGTCCGGTGCGACGCCGACGCCAACCGCATCCAGGTCGCCATAGATGTACACCAGATCGCTGATGGCGGTGCGCCCGGTTGCCGGATCGATGGCCAAATCGGCGCTGGCGGCCGTATCAATCAGTGGCGCGCGCAGCCGTGTCGTGCCGTTGAGCTGGACGACGGATACAATGCCGTTGGCGTCTGTAGCCAGTACGCTGGCCGCCGCGCCTGGATTGCTGCTGCTGCTGATCGCATGCGTGTGGTCGGAGCGCGCCAGGCTGGCGGACGTGCCGACGGTGTTGGTTGTCGACACGCTCAGGCCGGTAGCCGCGACGTTTGCTGTGATCGCATGCGTGTGGTCGGAGCGCGCCAGGCTGGCGGACGTGCCGACAGTGTTGGTTGTCGACGCGCTCAGGTCGACGGCTGCCACGTTCGCCGTGATCGCGTGCGTGTGGCTGCCGGACGCGTTGTTGCCGGTCGACGCGCTCAATGTGCCAGGTGTGGTCAGCGCGACGTCGTCGGCGTTGACGGTCAGGCCGAGACCGGCGCCGACCGCGAACGTGCGATTGGTCGTCAGGTCGCCGCCACCGGTCAGACCGGCTCCTGCGGTCAGCGTGACGGCCGAGCGTGCAATCGTGGAATCGATACTGTGCGTGTGGCTGCCGGACGCGCTGTTGCCGGTCGACGCGCTCAATGTGCCAGGTGTGGTCAGCGCGACGTCGTCGGCGTTGACGGTCAGGCCGAGACCGGCGCCGACCGAGAGCACGCCGCCATCCCAGGTCAGCCCGCCTCCGGCTGCGCCGATTGGCACGGCGGTCGGTGCCGGCGCGCTGAGTGTGATGCCGCTGATGCTGGTGGAGCGGACGGCGGCTCGGCTGTCAATGCGGCGCTGCGGCGTCTGTTTCGGCATGTGCTCTCCTACGGCTCGTCGTCCAGCCAGATGAGATCGAATTGGTAGCCGAGCAGCAGGCCGCCCGGCGCCAGCCAATCGATTGTGTCCAGATCGTATACCGCGAACGGCTGCGAATCGTTCGTGCGGCTGACGCTGATGTCCGGCTGCACGCCGCCCGGGTCGCTCAGCGTGGCCGGCGTCGAGCCGTTGCGCATGTAGTGTAGGTAGCGTTTCGTTTTGTGCAGCGCCCAGCGCGGGTTGGAGACGATGCCGCCGCCTGCCCAAATTGACGGGCGCGCCATGTAGTAGTCGCCCAGCACGGCGTGGCAGTCGTTGAGTGCGGTGCGCATGGCGTTGAACGAGGTCACATCTGCGGTTGTGATCTGCTTGCCATGCGTCCAGGCCGGCGCGTAGTTGCTCGGCGGAGATTCGTTGATGCGGAAATATTGCAGCAGCATCGTGCTGCCGGACCCGCGCCGCACCTCCAGGCTGTAGTTTGCGCCGACGCTGACGTAGGTCGACAGGTCGACCGTGACGCTGTAGCCGTTTGGTCGCGCAGTCGTGTCGTTGTTGACGCTATTGCCGTTGACCAGGATGCGCACCGACGGACTGGTTCCGCCCGAGACGTAGTTGACCTCCAGGTAACGTTGGCGCCGGGTCAACGCGAAAATCTGCGAGTCGGTGGCGCGTAGCCACGTGGCGGATGGCGTGGCTGCAGCTGCGGACAGCGCGGTGCAGCCGGCGGACAGTGCGGTCAGGTTGGTGAGCAGTGTCGCTGCGCTGTCGCCGCTCGTGAATGCCGCCGGCGCAACGTAGTTGCCGCTGACCGACGTTTCGCGTACATCGCGCGTCTCTGTGCTGGTCTGGCTAACGTCAGTGTAGTGCACCTGGATGCTGTACCACGCGCCGAGTGCCGGCGGACTGGCCAGGCCATTCAGATCGATAACGTGCGTGTAGCCGTTTGGTTGGAGCGCGCTGCTCTGGTAGACGGTGACGCCGTTGATCAGGATGCCGGTCACCGCCGTTGAGTTCTGGTTGAAACCGGTGGTCGCGTACTCCACGCTCAGATAGCGGCCACGCCGCCGCATCCACCAGGTGCGATTGTCGCCGGAGCGCGTGAACACGCCACACGGAGCCAATGCCGCGCCTTTCAGCGCGTTGATCGTGTCGCTCAGCTGATTTAGTTTGGCGGCGGAGAGCAGTTCACCGCTCGACCAGGTTGGCGGCAGTACGTCGATAGTGGCCATGTGTCAGTAGAACAGATAGCGATTGCTGGAGAATGTGTGCGTGCCGAGCACCAGATAGTTGCCGTCGTACGCGAATAGCTGCGTCGCCTGAATCAGCTCGATGTCCTGGCGGAATCCGCCGCTGTCTACCGTCCAGCTGATGGCGGTCACGTAGCCGGTGAACGTGCTCGATGCGGTCGGCGCGTCGGTGACGGTCACACGGTCGCCGAGGCGCAGCGCAGGCGTGCCGGTGCAGCCGCCGCACCTGGCGATCAGGCGCGGATACTCGCAGCGGTCGAGCAGGTAGCGCGCCATGCTGCCGGCGTGCGAGCGCGTTTGGACATAGGCATTGTTGCGCACGGAGAGCGTGCGTTCCCCGCGCGTGCTGAAAAACGCCTGATTGGCGCTGGCCGTGCGCCGCTCCTCCACCTCCGGTCCGCCGACGAGCGCCTGGCCGATGATGCGCAGCGGATAGAGGCGCACGCGCACATTGCTGCTGTTGACGACGACCAGGTCTGCGCGCTGTGCGTAGTAGGTCGGCGTCACGGTGACGCTGGCGGTGCGGCTGTTGCCGCCGTCGTCTGCCGCCTGGAATTGCAGTCCGGCGATGGCGGCGGCCGGCGCGTCGAACCGTGCCGTGATCGTCGTGGTGGCGCCTGGCGCGATGACCGGCAAATCCTCCGGCTGCCAGATCACGTCCGCGCCGGTTGGGGCTCGCGGTGATGCCTCCACGACGACGATATTGTATAGATCGGAGTCGACGAGCTGCAGCTCGAACGAATCCATGCTGTCGCGCGTGATGGCCAGCTGCGTGCTCGTGCTGCGTGCCGCCGACTGCCAGCGCGCCATATTTTCGTAGCGGAAGGCGCCGTCGGGATCGGCGTAGAACCGGCCGCCACAGGCAGCGGCCAGCCGCCAGCACTCCTCGATGGCGCTCTCGTCGTCCAGCCAGGCAAACGGTATCACGAACAGGCCAGGATCGCGGCTGATGCTGCCGACCGACACGCCGACAGCCTGCAGCCAGGCGCTGATGTAGTCGCTCTCGGTGTAGCCGGCGGCGTGCTGCGCGGCGAACGTCGACTGCAGCACGCTGGCGCGCTCCTGGAGGTATCGCTCCTCCATGCTGCGCGCGTCGAATGTGACAATCGGCACCTGCTGCGGAGACGGCGATCTCTCCTGTGGCAATTTGAGCACGCCGGTAAACACTCGCGCGTAGGTGGAGCCGCCGTCGACGGACACCTCCAGGTAGCATGGCGCGTGATAAGATTTTCCGTCGCGGATGTGCGTGTAGAGCGCTCCGTCCGTGCGTAGCGGCGAGTAGCGGCCGGCGGAGTTGCGCATGGTCAACTGCATCTGCGAGATGATGCCGCCGGCGGACATCAGGTTGGCGCCAGGCGGCGCCAACGACATGTCGCCGCTCGCGCTGATCAGGTACTGCGACTCGTCGTCGTAGTTGCCGTCGAAATTCCAATCTATCCAGAGCCTGCTGCTCACCACGCGTGTGCTCATTTACACCTCGCGTAGCCGCATGGTGACCGTGGCGCGTGCCGTTGCGCGTCGGCTCGACCAGCGAATGTCGAGCGCCAGCGCGCCGATGTCGCGAGTGACGGTGACCGTGGCGCCGAGCGGCGTGACGAGCGTGGCGCTGCTGTCGTCCACCGTGGCGAACGCCGTTTTGAGCGTGCTGACCTGGCTCTCGCTCATCTCGCGCCATGTCAGCTCGAACGTGCGTTTCGGCGTGGCGGTGACCAGGTCGGTGACCATCGCGCCGCTCAGCATCTCCCGATCGCTGCCGCGATAGCCATACTCCTCGCGAAATCCGTCCGGCTGCACGTGCGGCAGTGTGACGCCGCCTAGCGTGGCGGTAGTGACTGCCATTAGCGCGCCCCCGTTCTGCTCTGCTGTGCCGCCATGTTGGCGACGACGCCCGCGGTCACTAGCGCAACGAGTGCCTGCGCCCACTGCTCGATGTACGTTGACTGCACCGCAACGAAACCGAGTCCGAACGCGTTGCCGGCCTGTCGGCCAGACGCGTCAAATGTGCCGAGCAGCGTGCCGACTGTCGCTGACCACTGGCTGACGAACGCCTGCGCCGGTTCGGCCGCGTCCGGTGCAGTCTGGTCGACCGCCGTCGGCAGCAGCGCACCGCCGCCGAGCACACTGTTGGCTGCCTGCTGCGCCTGCGCCAGGCTGACGTTCAGCTCGCCGGACAGCTCCTGTGCGATCTCCTGTGCCAGCTGCGCTGACGACTGGTCGCCGAGGATCATCTGGCGCACGCGGTTTTTGATCTGCTCGCGGTCGAGCAGCTCCGGACGCATGCCGGCCTGGAACTGCTGCAGGATGCGCGCAGCCGCAGCGCGTGGATCGTCGCTGGCTGCCAGCTCGTCGAAAATGCCCGGAACCTCGCGTTTGAACTCGTCCATCCACTCCTGGTTGCCGAGGCCGTCGCGCATGATGGCGGCCAGGCGCCGTGCGTTTTCGTTGATGGCATCCTCGCGCGGCAAAAAATCAGCTGGGTTCAGGCCAACGTCCAGCGTGGTGGATTGATCGATCACGCTCTGCACCGCGCTGCGGATGTCCTCGAATTGGTCGGCCACGCCGCTCAATCCGCCGCCGCCGCCTCCGTTCGCTGCGTTGATCACCGAGTCCAGGCCGCTGGCCAGCCGCTCCGATGCGTCTGCCGCCGAACCCAGCGTCCCCGCGTCGCGCTGCGTGAACATGTCGCGGATGCCCTGCAGGCCGTCCGTAATGCCTGCGCTGCCCAGCGCGCTGCCCATCCGCGACAGTGCGTTTCGTGCCAGCGTGGCGCTCTGCGTGATGGCGCCAACGCGTGTGGCGAGCCTCCTCAGCGCGCCGGCCGCCGTCAGGTCGGCCTCAAGCGCGCCCTGGCCGATGGCCGCGGTGGCTGTGGCCGCGTCGGCCGACGCGTCGGACACCTGGCGTAGACTGTCCAGGTAGGCCGGCAGCGCAAAATTCAGGATGTCCTGCTGCTCGTAGCCGAGCGCCTGCCACAGCTCTATCTGTCGTGCGATCTCGGCGTTAGCGTTGCGGTACCAGGCGATGGCTGCGTTCGGACCCTGATCGAGCGCCATGTCCTGCGCGATGGAGAGCAGGCCGGACTGTGCGCGCTGCTGGATGGCCTGCGTCAGCTCCTGCGTGGTCGCCTGCGCGCTTTGGCGCAGCTGATCCAGCACGGCGGATGCCGACTCGCCGAACGTCTGCCAGGACGCGACTGCATCCCAGGCTGAATCGCCGAGGCGCGACATCTCCGCCTGCGTGCGTGTCGTCGCCACGCCGAGTTCCTGCATGCGCGTTGTGGCGTCAGTCAGCGTCTGCGTCAGGTCGCGTATCTGCTGGTTGTTCTGCACCATCTGCAGGTTGGCCGTGTAATCGCCGCTGTCCGCGAGCGCTGCGTTCTGATCGCTCAAATCCTGGATGGCGCTCCGTGCGTCGGCCGCCATGCGCTCTAGTCGTTGCAGCTCCGCCTGCGCGTTGGCAATCGAATCGATGATTGGCTGATTTGCCACCGGACCAAATACCTGCGCTCGATTGCCGCCGAGCAGGCCAGTGTTGCCGGTACCGCGCAAATCCTCCGGCCACTCCGCGTTGGCGCGCTGTGCGGCGTCCGCCGTAGCCTCGACCGCCGCCGCAATCTGATTGGCGATGGCGGCGACCGCAGGTGCGAACAGCTCGCCGAGCGCCTCCCGGCTGTTCTGCAGTGCTGCGTCCATGCGCTCGAAGGCGGCGGCTGCGTCGTCGACGACCTGGCCGCCGGACGACGACTGGCTCAGCACGACGTTGACCAGCGCCTGTTTGCGCTCTAGGTCGGTGAGTTGGTCGGCGGTTTTGCCGACGGACGCGGCGTACTCCTCGATGGCCGCCGTGGCGCCGATGATGCCGAGGTTGTCCAGAATTTCCGGACTCATGCGTCCGATGCCGGTGATCAGGTCGCTCACGGCCTGCTGCGCCGACAGGCCTAACGAGCGGCCGCGCTCAATGGCGACGGCCATGAGGCGCGCCATTTTGTCGGCGTCGTCCGCCACGCCGAGCATGATGGCGCGATTGGCGGCCAGCATCAGCTCGCTGTTGTTCACTGTACCGGCTGTCGCCTCGCGCATGGCGGCCAGCATCTGGTCGCTGGACTGGCCGACGCTCTGCGCCAGCTGCTCGAACGACGCCTGCGTGCGCTGCGTGGATGCGCCGAGTTTGCCTAGCTCGAGCGCCTGTTGTGCAAATTTGTTGATTGTCGACGACAAAACCGCAGCCGCGGGTCCGAGTTTGCCGGGCAGCATATTGAAAATGTCGCCGAGTCCGCCCGCGGCATCCTCCAGGCCGCCTACGCTCTGCTCGAACTCGCCCAGGTTGACTCGGATTTTGCGGAACGTGCCGGACGCGTTGTCGCGTGCATTGATACTGATGACCAGGTTGGCATTACTCGCCATCGTTCTCTCCGTAGTGGCGTGCGATCAGGCGGTCGTGTCGCCGGATCGCTCGCCAGTCGCTCGGCTCCAATTTGCTCTGGCTGCCTGCGCGCACAGCCAGGCGGCGCATGCTCTCGACTCGGTCGATCTCCTGCACGCGTGTGGCTCTGAGCAGGCGCGGAATGTCGACTGCATCCAGCTCCTCCAGCGTCCGCCCAGGAAATTTGCTGAGCAGCCAGGCGTCCCACTCTGGCGCCGGCGTCGCTGCCAGCGCGCGGCTCACGTCTCGGTCGGCGTAGTCGTCGTCCTCTGTGTCGGCGTCGTCATCGTCATCGCGGGTGCGCCGCCGCCAGATTGCACCCGCTTCTGCGATTCCCCCAATTTTGCGAGGTAGTCGACGGCGTGCGCCAGGCAGTTGTTGAGCAGGCGCGCCAGGCGCAGATCGAGATCGTCGTAGCGCTCGATGGCCTCCGCCGGATCGTCGATGCTGCCGCCATTGGCGTCCAGCAGGCGGCAGCCAGTGACCTGGCGGCGAAACAGAGCCAGCCAGGCGTCGCGTCCGGCGTACAGCTGCGACAAATCGCGCACTGACCAGCCGCTCTCGGCCACCTCGACGTAGCAGTCCGTCAGGCCGTCGATCTCTGAATAGACGCGTATTGCCATCAGCTCACGACCGGTGCGCCGGAGATGGTCAGCGTGCCGGACCAGGTAATTTTGTTCATCGGATTGTCGGCGCTGACCGTGTAATTGCTGATGAACGCGCCGACAGTCGTGCTGCCGGTCCACGTGTAGGTCACGCGGCTGGCAACCGGACCGAGATAGTACACGAGCGTGCGCAGCGTGTCCGGCGGTGAAATCGTGTCCGGTCGCAGGATGTCGTCCAGTGTTTTCGACCAGTCGCCGCCGACCTCAATCGAGAACGATGCGGCGCCGGCAGCCTGCTCCATCGCCGACGATGCGAATGTCGTCGTCTCGATCACCTCGGTTACGGCATTCCATGACGCCGTGTTCAAATGCGTCTGCAGTGACGTGCCGTTGTAGCTCACGCTGACGTTCTGCAGTGCGTTGGTTCGTGGCATTGGTGATTCTCCTCTACTACATAGTGACGCCGTTGACGCACAGGATCAGAGCGGCCGTGAAATTGGTTGCTCCGCCGAGGCTGTCCACGACGATGCGGACGTACGGCTCTACCGTGCCAGTAATGGCGAGCGGATAGACGCCGACTGCGCTGAATGTGATCGTGCCGATATCGGTCGGCGTCGTCATGCCGACCACGGTGTCGCACTCGATGTGCACCTCTGCGTTCGTTGCCGTGCCGGTGATGGCACGCACGAACAGAAATGCGCGACCGCCGGTCGTGCCGGTGGCCGGCAGCGTGACGACCGTGCCGTTGCCGGTGGCTGTGCGCTGGCCGTCGAGCAGTGTGTAGCCGCCGAACGGCACGCCGTCGAACGTGGCATCGAACCGCAGCAGGCTCTGAACCGGCGTGTCGATGGTGATGTTGGACGACCAGGTCGACTGGAGCACGTAGGCCGGCTGGCCGAGCGCCGTGGTGTCCAGCAGCCAGGCGACGTAGGCTGCCGTGTCCGTGCTGCGGCGCGCGTACACCTCGCGATAGATGTCTCCGGCGCTATAGCCGGTGTAGTAGCCGGTCATCGTCAGCGACGCGTCTACTGCGTCCGGCTGATACTGCATGGTGGTCGACTGCCAGTTCGCCGATTCGAGCGGCTCGACCGTGGTCGCCCAGGTTGCCGCGAACGTGTCGAGCGAAAAATCGTATCGGTCGATCAGCAGGCGACCTCGGTTTGCTCTGGTTGCCATTATGCCTCCGTGTAATGCACCTGCGCGACGATGGTGCAGCCGAACACGTCCGCCTCGGGATCGTACAGATCGCTGCCGTCCGTCACGGCGATGATGTCGATGTCGCCGCCGCCGTATTTGTCGAGCGCTGCACGCGCCGCCTCTGCGCCGCTGCGCGCCTGCGGATATGCCGGCGACCAGCACGTCAGGCCGATGAACACCGTCGCCTCTACGCTGCCGCCGAACGAATACTCTCGGCTGCCGGATTGGCGCGCGAATGTGATGCCAGGCAGCACGGCATTGCCGCGCACGGCCACCGGCGTGATCCTGTCGCCTACGATGGCCGTCACTCCGGCGTTGGCGAGCAGCACAGCCACGACAGATGCCTCGATCATGGAGTCGCCCTGCGCGCTCCGTAGCGCGCCTCGATCAGGCGATTGAGGCGATCCAGGATGTAGGCCGATGCAGCTGGCTGCGCCTGGCGGATTCCAGCGCGGAAAAATCGCCGTTTCCGACCACGTTTGCCGGTGCCGCCAACCTCCAGGATCAGGCCGTAGTAGACGCTCGACACAGCGACGACCTGACGCGGTCGCGGCGGGTAGCGCAGCGGACTATTCAGTTTGCGACCGCGCCTGGTGAGCGGCACGTAGTTGTTCAGCAGGCTGCTGGCCGTGTAGATGCCGCTGCGCAGCGCGCCGGTTCGGTATGGCGCTCGCTCTCGTGCGCGGTCTGCCATCATCTCAGCGCCAGCCTGCATGATGCGCACCACCTCCGGCTGCTCCATGGTCAGGCCGGCCGCTGTCAATCGTTTCTGGACGTCGCGCATGCCGGTCACCCGGATGCGCACTGCTCGTCTGCGTGCCATATTAGATGTCCACCTCCAGGCAGCGCAGCGTGTAATAGCCACGCGGCAGCGGAGTCACCGTCTCGATGGAGAGTGTTTTGCCGTTCCATAGCAGGCGATTGGCGTGCGTGATTGCCACGCCGTCGCGCACCGTCACCTCGTACGCCACGACCATGACTGGCCTATCGGCCAGCTGTGGCTCTCTGCCTCCGCGCTCTACGATGCGCGCCCAGATCGTGGCCGTCGTGCTCCAGGTGAGCACCTCGGCGTTGGCCGTCGTGCGTGTCACTGTGGCGGACTGGACGGCGACCTGCTGATTCAGATCGCCTGCGGCTGGCGTGCGCATCAGTACCGCACTCGCGCCAGGCTCAGTAGATTTTTCACGGTCTCGGTCAGCTCCAGTTTGTCGCTCGCCGCAGCCTCGCGGTTGGCGTAGATATCTCCGACGCCGAGCAGGATGGCGGCTCGAATCACAGCCGGCACGGACGCCGCATTGGCGTAGCCGGCGACGAACCGCAGCACGATCGGGTTGGCTGTGGTGAGCGTGACGGACGGCCACGTACAGCTCGGTGCCAGCACCAGCCTGCCCGGCTCGCTGGCCGTGTCGACCAGGTAGTTGTTGGCCGAGTAGGTCGCCTGCACGCCGTCTGCGTCGGTGTAGCGCAGATGCGTCACCGACTGCAGCGGAGGTCGCGGGATGTAGACAATGCCGTCCAGCGGCCATGCCGGCAGGAAGAGGTCCCACGTCTGGGCTAGGCACGCGCGCCAGCACTCCTGCTCAACGGCCTCGCGAGCCATCTGCAGATAGAGCGCC